CGCGCTCTATGATTACGGCGGCCTATTCTCGACCGGCATGTGGCACGGCGATGCCCGCGTCGATCCGCCGCGCGCCGAAGCCTATGTCGTCCGGGCCATGTTCCAGCTTCTCGGCGAGACTAGCCTGGTAAACAAGCTGAATTTCGTCACCTCGAAACTCGACTACACGATCACCGGATTACCCGTTTCGACAGACTTCCGATCGCCTAACAGCGGCGGCAATCATATGTTGTTCCAGAACTCTGACGGGCGCTTTGGCTTGTTCATCTGGAACAGCCAGCAGACTCCAGGTGGAGCTGGCACGTCGATCACCGTCACATTCGCCACGCCGGTCGGTCGCGTCACGCATTACGATCTGACCACCGCACCGCTGACAAACCTCACGCCGGTTGCCTCGTCAACCAGCAACGTGACCACCTTCAGTTTCTCACTGACCGCCTCGGGGCATCTACTGCTGATCGACTACAATGACCCTACCGGCGCACCTCCGTCGAATCCGCTCGGTCCTTCGATCAGCGCGCGGGCGACAACGTCGCTTACGGTCGCAGTATTCCCGCCCAGCCAGATCGGCGGCGGCACGCTAACCTACGTCTACCAGCGCTCGCCAACGGGCGCGAACGTCTGGACGACCTTTGCTACCACCACGGCGCTGACTGCGACCGCAACCGGCCTGACAACAGCCACGCAGTACGATATTCGGGTTAGTGCTACGACCGCCAACGGCACCGGCCCCTGGTCCGCAATCGTCAAAGGCACGACGACATGAGCGGTTTCGACCACCACCGAGACGACAAGCGTGATGAGTAGGTAATGGCACACCTGGAGGGCAACCGTCTGGTCTTTCCCTACGGGGCGATCACCCTGTCCAGCCAAGGCGGCAAACGGTCGGCGTTCCGACTGGTAGAGACGCTAATCCGACACGCTGGCCATGTCGTGAAATACCAAGCCCTCGCCGCTGAGATGTGGCCTGATACACCGTATGACCTACGGGTGCGCCATGCTTTGCATGTCCATGTCGCACGTATCAACGACTGTGCCCGCGATCTCGGCATGGCTGCGCTCATCACCGTGGCAAACGATGTCGGATACGCCTGGTCTGCGACCGAGGAAGACGACTTGTGGACGGTCTAGGCTCGTTCCAGAGCAGGAGAAGGAGACTTAGTTATGAGTTTATTATTAATAGTCCTCGTGCTGGTTTTGCTTCTCGGGGGAGGAGGATTCTACGGATATAGATCGGGCTACTACGGTGCGGTGGCATCGGGATCGTGGGCCTGATCCTCGTGGTCCTAGTGGTGCTTCTGCTGTTCGGTGGTGGCACTTATTGGCGGGGGCTATGAACATGAACCGCCTCGTCACCCTTGTCGCTGCCTGCACCCCACAGCAGGCCCAACAGGCGCAGCAGGCCGTGACAATCGCGTGCGCCGTCGAGAGCCAAGCGGTTCCGGTCGCGATCGTGATCGACGCCAAGCCCGAGGATCAGGGGAACGTGGCCAAGGCCGACGTGGCAGCCAAGGCGGCCTGCGCGGCTATGAACGGGCTGGTGGTGACGGCGCCCGCGGGAAGCTGACCGTCGTATCGGCTTTACCGTCTGTGGTGACTTTGGCCGCGCGACACGGGCGATACATGCACTGCTGATGGCGCTGACACGATCCGATGTGGCAGTGCTTCGGCCAGTCGGTCGTATCGGATTTTCGGTCAGTCACGGCTGAACCTCTCTGCTGCATACGCTGCCGTTGATCCGTCATCGCACACGACTATCAGCGTGGGCAGCACATGCGCGCTGCTCGGGCCAATGACCGTGTACCTCTTGCCGACCGTCAGACCTGAGCAATCGTCTGCGTTGATACAGATGCGCGTCTCGCCTTGGATGACCTGCTGCCTGGTGGTTTGGGATTTACCTTCCACTACCAACCTCCATCGTGACCCACTGCGCCGGGCTGCATTGGCAGGCGATGGTGAACCGCGTCTTAGACCAGCGGGACGTGATGCGCGTATCAGGCGGGTATGGCTGCCCGCAGTGGTCGCACGTCCCTTCCCACGATTTTACGCATGATCCTAGCGTCGGCCAGGAGAAGGGCTTGGTGGTCGTTTTGGATTTCCCGTCAGCCATCACGCCACGTCCGCCGGCTCGTGCGATGCGTCGGCGGGCAACTCGCCATCGTCGTCCAGCTCGGCCAGAGCCGCAGCGGTGATGGCCTTCAGCCGGTCCAGCGCGCCGTTGCGCAGCGTCTGATGTGCCTTCTTCACGTCGTCGCGCGCCAGGATCTCGTGACGCTCAGACATATCCGCAGCCTTCAACTCGGCCTCGAGGTCGTCAAGCCATTGGGTGATCGTCTGCCGCTTGGGAGCGTCGGCCGGTGGTGCGCGCAGGGGCTTCACGACGAATGGCTTTTTGTTCCCGCGCGTCACGGTAAGTGCCATCGTCACGTCCTGGGTTATATGCGACATGTGGCTGATGCGAATACCGCCGACCTCCAAGCCTCCCCATCTGACTTTCGGATCGTTGTAGAGCGTGACGCTTTTACCAACGTATGCTTTAGCATCAGCCCCCCATACAGCCACTAGGCAACGCGACATGCTCTTACAGGGGCGCCAGACGCGCGGCTCTCCAGCCATGACTATTGACACTGGCTGTTCTTGACCAGGGTTTATGTGGACAGACTCAATACAAAAGGTGCGAGACCCGCCCAGAAAATCCTCCGCATTAAGCTGGTCTGACCGTGGGACTATGACAGGAGACATATCGCTCATAGTTACTCTCCAACATTCTGTGGCATCGGGACATGCGCCCAAGAGGTTCCGCGCTGAATGTATCCGATCATGCTCACTCCGACATTAGATGAACATCTCCTGCTCGATCCGACGCTCTGTCGGGATCAGCTTCTCGGCCGGGTCATTCAACGTCGCGCGGTAGTGCGCCAGCTTCGCTGCCAGGCGCTCCTCGAACGCCGTAGCAGCCTCGACAATCGCCGCCTGCACGAACACGTCCGGGTAGACGCGCGCCGTCCACATCGGCAGACCGCCGCTGTAAGAGACGAAGTCCAGCCATTCGCGCTCGGCCACTAGTAGCGCGGTCTGCACCTGGATCAGATAGTCGGCCGGCATGTTACCGCTGGCGATCGTCTCAACCTGGAACTTCTGCCTTCGTGACTTGCACTCCAGCATCCCGTCGTTGCCGATCAGGCCGTCCGGTGAGCACCCGATGGTAAAGCCCCATCGGTCATTCGTGATGAACCCCATGTCGGTGACTGGGGCGTAGTGCTTAGCGTAGAGGATGCGCGCCTCGACCTCGTCGGCTTGCCCGCGCAGCATGTCGTCGCTGACATAAGCCGGCTCGACGTAGCCGGTGACGCGCTGCGCCAGAAGCTCGAACAGATGCGAGCGTTCCTTGTCGTTCGACGCAGCCTTGAGCGAGGGCGTGATGATTAGCTTCATCTCAGAAGCAGTGAGCATCCCGCATCGAGCAGCCAGCCATTCGGCGCTGCCCTGTATCAGCTCTGGATGATATTTGATGGTCACCAGAACGATCCTTCTTCTAGCGGCGGCGCAGACCGCTTGCGCTGCGGTCTGTCGGGTACCTCCAGCGCGTCGATCTTCGCGAGCAACGCGCGGGCCTCAGAACTTCTTGCACTGGTACTGCGTGCCATGCGCTCTACGAGCGCAAGCAGCTCCTCGGTCCACATCTCGGCTACAGTCAGGCGGATGCTTTCTTCGGTCATGGTTGCGCGTCCTCCGGCAGCAGTATCCCGCGCACATCGTCGTCCAGCGTAGGCAGCGTCTTTTCCTCCTGCTCGCGCTCAGTGAACTGCGCAGACCCATCAGGCATAATCTTAAACTTGCGCGGCTTGCGCTGCGGCTTCGGGCCGGGCTTGGCGCGCGTCTCGTTGACCGAGAACGTGACCTCGCTGCTGGCGCCGTACTGATCGAACGCCCCGAGGAAGTTGGACCACGCCTCGGCGATCTCGCCCAGCGCTCCGGCCATATCGGCAGGCGCCTCGGGTAGCACGACCCTAACGCTCGCAATCACTTCATGCGGCATTCTCGACCTCCATCATCTCATCGCGTTGCAGTGCGGGCTCGGCGTCCTCTGCGCACCGCTCAAGGGCATCGGCGGCGTCCAGCAGCCGCAGCGTCGCCTCGGTCCATGCGTCGATCTCGCGCTCGCACAGGCACCAGCGGGCCGTCTCCTCGTAGACCGAGGCCAACAACCGAAGGTTCTCGGCGCTCTGGCGCAGGCGGCTCATGTCTTGACCTCGCAGGCCGCGAGAATGCCGCGGACCATTTCAATGCATCC